AGAGGTAAGAGGAGGAAGAAAAAAAACTTGGTAAGTTGTTTTTTATTATTCCCTCTTACACTATTGGTATTTGGAAAGCTCTACGAGGTAGCCTTGTAGATATTGAAAGGACTTAACGTGGCAAAAGAATTAGATGAGTATAAAGCAAGTGTAGTAGATAGATTAATAAATTTAAATGAAGAAGAAACAGAAATTATAAAAGGTCTATATGGCACACCAGAATTAATTACAATTTCAAAAGTTATTGGACCTGAAGTAACAAAAGCATTGTCAGATGCTATAAATAGTATATCTGGCAATCCAGTTGAAAAGAAACGTGGATTAGCAGCACGTAAGTAATTTGCTAATTAGAACTGGCCTACCCACTCCCCTTATAACACAGGCTACGGTGGCCCCAGTAAATAGGAACTAAAATGGAAAACCAAATAGTAGAGGCGCAAGAACCGCCCAAGTCAATGATGATGCAACGTAAGAGTAGAGTGCAAGAGCGTGTAGAGGAAGACGAAAAAGAACTACGTGAGTTAATGGCAGAGCGTGAAGGCGCAGAAAAAGAAGCTGAAGCACAGGCCAAAGAAGATGTAGAGCCAGAAGGTGCAGAAGAAAAAAGCTATAAGAAACGCTATGCTGATCTACGTAGAGGATCACAGAAAGCAAAGGCAGACTTAGAGGCTCGTATTACTACACTAGAGTCGCAGTTGAAACAAAGTACTGCACAAGAAATTAAACTACCTAAGTCAGATGAAGACATAGATGCATGGGCAAGCCAGTATCCAGATGTAGCTGCTATTGTTGAAACTATTGCTATTAAGAAAGCACGTGAGCAACAAGAAGGTTTACAGGAACGTATTAAAGAAATTGATACATTACGGGAAAGTGCATCACGTGAGAAAGCTGAAGTAGAATTACTTAAAGCACACCCTGACTTTGGTGAGATACGTGACAGTGATGAGTTCCATGAGTGGGCAGAAGAACAGCCTAAGTGGGTACAAGAGGCACTATATGAAAATGATAATGATGCAAGGTCTGCAGCACGTGCTATTGATTTGTACAAAGCAGACATGAACATCAAGACAAAAAAACCTAGCGGCAATAAAGATGCAGCTAAGTCGGTGAATACTCGTAATACTAGAAGTCAACCAGACGCTACAACTAACAATACTAAAATGTCTGAGTCACGTGTAAACAAAATGACTACACAACAGTATGAGAAACACCAAGACGAAATCATGGAAGCTATTAGAAAAGGTGAATTTATTTACGATATTTCTGGTAGCGCACGATAAAAAGACTTGACAAGTCTTAAATAAAGAATATAACTATATACAATAGGTTTAACACAGCCCCCTACTTATTTGGACTACCTGTGTTAAACCAACTTTCACAAACATAAATAGTTTTAAAGACTACCTAAAGACATTGGCCCGTTATGTAAAAAGTCGGCCAACTTTTTACAATATCGTTACCCATTAGACTTAGCCTCATTACATACCGTTTGTAGTTTGTATCTGTGTCTTAATGCAAAGGATTAATATAATGGCATTCCAGACAGCTACGGGTTATGGAAATCTACCTAATGGTAATTTTAGCCCAGTTATCTACAGCAAACAGGTACAGCTTGCATTCCGCAAGTCTACTGTTGTTGGGGATATTACTAACTCTGATTATTTCGGAGAGATCAGTGGTCAGGGCGATACCGTCAAGATCATTAAAGAACCAGAAATCTCTGTTTCTGAATATGCACGTGGCACAAATGTCACAGCACAAGACCTTGAAGACGAAGATTTTAATCTAGTCATTGATAAAGCGAATTATTTTGCTTTTAAAATGGACGATATTGAAGAGGCTCACAGCCACGTCAATTTCATGGACCTTGCAACTAGCCGTGCTGCCTATCGTTTGGCAGACAACCATGACCAAGAAGTTCTTGCGTACATGTCAGGCTATAAGCAGTCTTCTTTGCACAGCAAAGGTGATACACTTAACACAACTGTTAATGGTACAAAGGCTGTAAGCACTGCAGGTTCTAACGAACTGCTTTCCTCTATGGAATTGCATAAAGGTGACTTTGGCAATATCACTACTGCCTCTGCTGGCACTCACTCAATTCCTGTGACTGCACGTATGCCGGGTGCTACTTCGTTGCCAACTGCTACCGTTTCTCCTGCAATGATTATTGCACGTATGAAGCGTTTGCTTGACCAACAGCAAGTTGACTCACAAGGTCGCTGGCTTGTAGTTGATCCAGTATTCATGGAAATCCTTGCTGATGAAGATTCACGCTTCATGAAAGCTGATTTCGGTGAATCAGGTTTACTGCGTAATGGTCTGGTAGTTAGTAACTTCCACGGCTTCCGTGTGTATTCCTCGTCTAATTTGCCAGCACTTGGCACTGGACCGGGAACTAGTGGTACAGCTAACCAACTCACCAACCTTGGTGTGATTGTAGCTGGACATGATTCTGCTGTGGCAACTGCCGAGCAAATCAATAAGACAGAAACATATCGTGACCCTGACAGCTTTGCTGACATTGTTCGTGGTATGCATCTATACGGTCGTAAGATTCTTCGCCCTGAAGCAATCGTTACTGCCCGTTATAACGCAGCGTAAGGAGATATACAATGGCTACTTTTGATATGACCCTTGCTTCTACCGCTGGCGTAGGAGCTAACGTACTTGCTGTTCCAACTGTTGTTGGTAATGCAGTACGCACTATTGAAGCAATCTTAGATATTGACGCTATGATTGCTGCAGATGCTACCATTGCTAATGGTGACATTTTCCAACTCCTTGAAATTCCTGCAGAAACAGTAGTTATTGCTGCTGGTGCAGAAATTATGAAGTCTTTTACTGCAAGTTGTACTTGTAATATTGACTTTGGTGGTGGAGATGATATCATTGACGGTGCTGCACTAGATGCTGCTGCTGGTACATACCTTGCAAAAGGTAGTAACGGTGAAGCTAATGTAGTAAGCACAGGTTCAGCTTCAACATTTGCTGCTGAAGCACTTGCTTGTGTTGGTGCTGCAGATACCATTGATGTAACAATCGCTGGTGCTGCTGCTGCTACTGGACGCTTGCGTGTCTATGCAGTGATTGCAGATGTTTCGGCTGCTCATACTGAGGCTGCTGTAGCTCAACGTGATCTACTGTAATAAACCTACATACTTTGGGGCTGGCTATATGCTGGCCCCATTAGTGTATCAAATTTATGCAACAAAAAATTCTTGGGGCAGACAAAGATTATTAAGGAAACATAATGGCTCTTACTTTTCTTACATTAACTAATAGTACCATTACTCGTATGAATGAAGTAGAGCTTACCTCTAGTAACTTTACTGGATCAAGAGGTGTACAGACACAGTGTAAGGCTGCTGTTAATGAAGCTATCCGTTACATTAATCAAAGAGAGTTTGGGTATTCTTTTAATCATGCAACAAATACAGAAACTATAGTGCCGGGAAAAGTTAGATATACTTTACCTACAAGCACTAAATCTGTAGATTATAATACTGCTAGAATTAAACGTAATACTACACTTAACGCATCAGGTACTAATCTTACTACATTAAACTATAATGAATATATACAAAATGAATATGCTAATCAAGAAGATGAAATAACTTCTACTACTTTAAATGGTTCACACTCTGCATCTGTAGCTACATTAACTCTTACATCCACTACAGGTTTTGATGCGTCTGGTACTATTTATCTTGGTGGTGAACAAGTAACTTATACTGCTATATCAGGTAATGATCTTATAGGATGTACACGTGGTGCTAATAGTACTACTGCTGCTATACATGCAGATGGTGTATTTGTAGCACAGTTTGAAAGCGGTGGTGTGCCTAGAAATATTGTACGTACACCAGATAATAATTATTTACTTTATCCTTTTCCTGATAAAGAATACACTTTGACATTTGATTATTATACTTTTCCTTCTGATTTGTCTGCACATGGAGACACTACTACTATACCTGATAGATTTGCTCCTGTAATTATAGATGGAGCCACTGCCTTTGTTTATCAATATCGTGGTGAAACACAGCAATACCAATTAAATTTTTCTAGGTTTGAGCAAGGTATTAAAAACATGCAGA